TTTCTGGACTGTCGGTATAGTTTGTTTGTTCGCATTCGCGTTCAACCATTCGCATCCGAGCGGTTAGTATACTAATATTATACATCGCCCTATCTTCGGATACTAGTTTCATCAATTGCAAGATGATACCATTGAACATTCGCTCCAAGTCCTTCTTTTGAAGGCGGCCTCCACTGTGGCAGCAGTGGAACACGGCTATGCTATGTCACCCGGTCAAGCATGACCTAAACTTGCACCACCCCCCCCCCTTATCTCTTCCACTTCCAAATCTTTCCTTTGAAAGTGATCTCCACATTCCCGCTGTGGATTCAAGATCGAGCGAGGGAGGAAAGCTTCTAGCTTGCCTTTGTACTATATTATCACATTTGTATCATACTTTTTATCTCCTGTTTCATATTTCTGTTTTGTATCATATTTTGTATGTCTGTAATTTTATTGTATTTTATTCCACTTGTTGACTTTATTTTAGCAGGATTAGTCACCCTGCACAATTTTGAGAGTCATGTTCTCTTCTCCCATAACGTACTTTGGGAAGAAGCACATTATTTCTTAAATCGTTTATTTCTTATTCCGAAAACTAGCTAAATTGACGCTATTAGTAAGGTTCGAAAGCTCTCAGTTCGAGTACCATCATTAGGATGGTGAACGGAACTGTGTACACATTTATCAACCCGTTAGAAAACAGGCAAGGTTAGCGAGCCACATGAGAATTTTGTTCTCAGTATATTCTGTCCTTTTGAACGCATAATAGTTCTGACATTCATAGGAATATACGCCAAATCGCGTAACATCATGGTTAAGTCCATTTCCGAGGGTTCCAAACTGAATCTTTATGGAGGAGAGTACAAGCTCCTCACGGCGAGTGATCCAGAGATCATTTGCCAAGTATACGTGAAATACATCACGGTGGTCATCATAACGATATTTATACTCATACTGCTGGCATGCAGGCTCAACACTATGCCACCCCAGAGACGTCACACACGTTTCAGATCTTTTCTAAAGTCTATAGCTTACATAGTTAAATTCATATTGAAGATCATATTCACGTCTCTATCCCCACATCCTCAACCTACGCGTGTCGTCGCTTCGTCATTTACGCGACATTCCCCGTTTTCTCAATCATCCGCTATGATTGAGAAAACTCACCATTTCATTCAGATAGTGGAAACTATTTGGACTCTCTCAGAAGGAAATTGGATATCTATATCTCTAAGATTATCCAACGTTTTTACTGAATACTTCCCCAAAACTGACCAAAAAGTCTTTGAACACATTATTTCACGCTTCTTTAGAAGAATGAAATCTACCAGCGACGCCAACACAGGCATGGCTTCTGGCATGTTCGGAGACGTTGCCAACGCTTTAGATTCACTTGAGTGGATCACTAGCGTCACCAATTGGCACGGCATCCTCAGACATCTAGTCGCTCATCTTCTCGTTCTTCCTCATTTAGGACTGGAGTCTCTTCTAGATTCTGAGGATTTTCTTCATTTGATTGATAGGTCCGCCGTTGAGTCTCTCAGCAAAGGGTCACCTCTCAAAAAAATAGAAGATTTCGTTGTCGTGTTAAAAGGCTTTTGCGCTCAGTTAGACAATTTCCTAGATCCTTCTCCAGACGCTGCAGGTTTCATGCAAGATCTGTCGAGCGTTCAAGGCTGGGCCATGGAGATCCAGTTCCTTGAATCGAATTTGGGTTCTCGGTCAGAGAAGCCTAGAGCTGGATGCATCACTTATGCTGAGTTTAATCTCAGAGTGTTGAGATGTGAGGCCAAGAAAGCGAACTTCTCGGTTTCAGGTCCTTATAATCTCATCATTGGTGAAGCCCTCCGCCGCTTATCTAACATCAAGTCTGCTCAGCTCCACACACGCCATCCAGATCCAAGCGCTCCTTTCGTTATCGCAATTAGCGGTATCTCTGGAGCAGGAAAGACTACAGTTGCAACTTTCATAGCGCGATACCTTCTCCGTCTTGAGCCTCAGTATTCCCACCTCACTGATGCAGACATTGATGAAATGACTTACTTTACCACCCCAACAAGTAAATGGGTCACAGAAGGTTATAATCCAGAGAAGCATAAGGTAGCGATGTTTGATGAAATCGGTACCATTCTTAATGAGAATTCTCCTATCCATCCTTTTCTTCTCAAGATCATGGAGCACGGCAATCATCAGACTGACCAAGCTTCAGCGCACTTAAAAGGCAAAGTCCCGTTTACGAGCAAAATCATTATCCTTCTTACGAACGACAAGATGTTCGGACTGAACCAAGACGCCAAGATCACGAAAGTTCACAACCCAGCAGCGTGGTTTCGCAGGTTTGATATTCATATCGATGCAGTGTGTTTAAATCGCAAATTCACTGCGCCAGGACGGAGAACTTGTGACTTAGACGTCGCTAACACTCTGAATGTGGCGCAATGGCATCTCATGAAGAATGAAGGCTGTGGAGAAAAGATAGGTCCTGTTCCCGAGGTGGATAAGAATGGGAACCCTGTATATCTTGACATCACCTCTCTCATGAAGACCATCGAAGAACGTCGAGCACAAAGCATCGGAGCCAAGCAGCGTGCCGACCGATTGTCTCATGACAGTTTTAACTACTACAAATGCAAGGACGAATCAAAACGTACCGTTGTGTCAGGTGTTGTAGTTAATCGGTTTGATTGTGATTGCTGCATACGTTGCCCAACATGCAACAAGACGGACGCTTGTTCTCAGAAAGCAGTGTGTAGCACTGAATGTCTTTGGCATGTTTCGCCTGGAGATGCTGATCACAAAGGAGTAGCTGCTTCTTCTTTCGTTAGAGCTTGTTGGAGAGATTTTGTCGAAAGATACGGTTACGTACGAGGCTCGTTTTATTTCTCGAAATTTACTCTCCAGTTCTTGTTTTGCAAATACTCGCCTCTTACTCAACTAGGAGCTGGAGCTTATGCCTCGGCTGCTGTTCTCGGTTTATACCAGATGATCATAACTCCCGTCAGGTACGCGTTGTTCGGCACCTTTATCATGACTCCTTTTGGCACTGCTGTCGCTATGGTTATTTGGGTTGGGATGTTCCTTAAGCCTAACTCGTTAGCCAACGCGGTTTACGACACTATAGCAGATGGTTTCGAGTCTGTAATGGCACAACTTCCAATACAGATAAACATGCCTTTAAACCAAGCTTACTATGCTTCTCAAGTGTTTAAGTTCGCTTCTGCTCTCTTCTGTGGAGTTGCGTTCTCTAGCATTCCGAATTTAGTTGTAATGAGTTGGTTTTATTCAGCGACTGGCACTTATCTTTTTCCAGTCATGCACGTATCTTTTATGTCTTTTTACTCGTTCATTTGCCTTCATGGTTTCTACCAAAACCCGCGCTTTTTTGGACGTAATAGTGATGTTAACTCGTGGTATCATGCTCGTAAACTTCGGTCTTTGGGCATTGATCCCGCTAAAGTTCATGCAGGACTCACCATGATCATCACTTTTGTGGCTACGTACGCCCTAGTGAAGAAGCTTCAAGGTAAGAAGGAAACAGAACCTGTTGTCAAAGCGCAGGTTGTAACTAAGGTTGAAACTTCATCTATGCAAGACTTGTTTGTTAATACACCGTATGTTGACGTCTTCTCGTCCAAACGGTCCTTCTGGGGAAATAAGACAGACCATCCTGACTGGCCTCTTTCTCAAATTCCGCTAGATAGATTGATTGACAAGGTTGTCAAAGCACAAGTTAGGTTCACCATTGATGACGGAGGAGTTAAGACGTACGTTGGAGGAACTAGTCTTAGTCATAATGTTGTTGCCACGGTGTATCACGCCATCAACATCTTGAACAAACCCGGTTCCACTATAGCAACTCATGCTAGAGTCAACGGAGTGTACCAGCAAGTAGCACCAGCCACTTCATACGCCGCTGATGGTGTGAGATCTCTCCCGTCTCTTTCTAAACACATTGATTTGACGAATGACATAATCGGAGTTAGCGTTCCTGGAAAAGCGCCAAGTCCTAAGATCACTCAACACGTCATGAGATGTTACACAGGAAGCTCTCCCTTCAAAGCTGTAGTCATACACATGAACAGAGATGGAGAAGTTGGAGTAGTTCACGGAATAGCATCTCCATCACACCAGACTATTACGCTAGACGGATCTACTGAAAAGTTGTACACAGCACGATTTTATGACTTTGTTCCCGAATCTACCTCCGATTTCGAAAGTTATGGAGGTATATGCGGAGGGTGTATGATCAAGTATACTCCAACCAAGTGTGCCATTGTTGGTATTTTGGCTGCTACTTTTTTCGTAGATGTAGACGGAAATGTGATCAAGAGAGTAGCAGCCTTACCCATCAACTCGGCTGGCGTTGATTTTTCATCTCTTGGTACAGCCATACCATCTTCATTCCCCGATGTTTTGCGCCCTAATAGTGATTTACAGTTGCAAGTGGACACACCGTTTCAGAGCGACAAATATCACAGCACCCACGCGAAGACCGAAGGGAGACTGCTTTCCATGTACGGCACTACTGAGATATTAGGCACAGTTCCTAACTCTGTTGTCTATCCGAAAAGTCGCACCACGTTTTACGGCTGGGAGGATGACATATTTACAGCTTTTCCTGAGTTCGAACATGATAAAATTCCTCCGCTTATGAATGCTGTAAAGATTGATGGAGAATACTTCTCACCTGGACGTAATGCGATTCAAGATTTAGCTCAGTCTGCGCAGAATCCCATCCTTCCTTATCACTACGCGGCTGCAGAGCACGTTCTCAAAGAGTTTGATCCTTTTCTAGACATCTTTCAAGCGTATGCTCCGCTGGATTTCTTAGGCGACATGAGTCTGTCTATTACCGGAGTCGATGGTAGTGAGCTTCACACCGGCATCAAGAGAACCACAGGCGCAGGGTTTCCTTATGTGGGGAAGAAGTCCAATTACTTGATTTACAACAAAGACAACACTGTTCGTCTTAAGCCTGAGATCATGAAGCAAGTTTCCTCAAACTTCGAGATGTATGCTGAGGAAGTGAGACTAGGTTGCATAACTCGTGCTACCTACAAAGATGAACCACGTAGCAAAGACAAAGTCCGAGTGCGAAAGATTAGAGCTTTTGCTCCCGCTGAATTTGACAAGTTTCTGAACGTGCACATTTTGATCAATTCACTAGTTCAGTTAGGAATTATGTCTCGCAAAGCCACTCTCACAATGGGCGGTATGTCTGTGTTTACCGAAGAATGGTCTCAACTTAGGTCTGACAGAGAGAAAGACAAACCTAACTGTATAGTCGGAGATTTTTCCAAGTTTGACAAGCGAACGTCGCTTCTCACATTGCTTACTACGAGCAACATTGACTTGGAACTCATACGCACGAGCTTGTTCTTTAAGAATTTGAGCCAGAGTGATGCCGACATGTTTGTCAAGATGTATCACACTACAAGGTGCGATGCATCCAACAGCCTTCTTATTATCGACGGAGAGCTTCTTAACCCAGCTCAGTCAACTTCGAGTGGTGGTGCCGACACGTTTAAGCAAAATGGAACTTCCCATAAACTTGACGTTCGCGAAGCGTCACTCATAATAGTGAAGTTTGTCTCTGATGGCGCTGAGTGGCTGGAACATTCAGTTGACAGAGTCGAAGCGCTAGCCTTAGCGAAGAAACTGAGGCTATTACCGCTTTCTGAGAGATTGAAGCCAATTTTTGACAATATTGACGATATCACTCTTGGCGATGACGGATGTTATGCAGTCAGCGATGAGTACATCCCTTTGTTCCATTTCCACACGTTCAAGCTCGCATACGCTGAGATGGGACTGACGTTCACACTCCCAGATAAGACTCTCGGGACAGGTTCTCACGTTTCGTGGGATGAAGTGGACATAGGGCAACGCAGGTTCGTGAGAGACGCCGAACTTGACACATACCTTGCGCCTCTTTCAGGACTCAGTATAGGCAAGATGTTAACTATAGGAGTGGTTAACGACATGACAGTACGAGAAAAGAGAGAGTCGGCCGTGTATGATGCAATAATGGAATTTGCTCAGTACGGCCGCGAGAAATACGACGAATGGATATCAAGACTTAAACCCATATGTACAAAATGGGAAATCGATATCACATTTCCGGAGTGGCTCTCGGTAGTAACTTCTAATCGCAATAACAGAAGTTACATAGCTCGCGGCGAAAACCAGGCCGCAGTTTCAGCTATACAGATAGCACTGGACACTCTGTACGAAGAGCCCAAGACAGCACAAGCCCAAGAGGCACAAGCTCGGCAAGAAATGAATTCGTATTCAGACACAATACCCCCCATGACATCAAGACAATTACTACCAAATACCCCTTCAAGTCATAACAACAACTCAAATGTTACTAGCGCAGTCGCATCTAGTGAAACTAGCGACATCAATCACCAGGATAAGATTTCTTCTGTTGAAAGCTCGAGCTCGGAGAACGTCACGTTCCTAGAAGCTCCACAATCGTACACACTCGATCTCACGAATTCGCCTGATGCAACCTTCAGCGAATCTGGAGCAAAAGATTGTGGCATTGACGGCTTCTTGAACAGATACATCGAACTAGAAACGATGCAATGGACTGTAGGTAGCGACCTTCTTCAGGTTATCGATCCTTGGACTCTCTGGCGATCCAATCCCAGGATTGCTCAAAAGTTAGCTCACTATCGCTATTTGAAATGCAACTTGGAAGTTAAGTTCGTTATCAACGGAACCGCTTTCCATTACGGTCAAATCATGGCCGCCTACGCTCCCATGCTATCCTATTGGGGTCGTGACTTTGACGTTGCAGCCACCGCTACTGCGCATCGAGGAGACAGCAGCTTATACAATTTCCGACACTACGGCACACTGTCAGGAGTCACTCTCAAAGAGACTACTGACAGTTACTTTAGCACTATGCCTCACATAATGCTCATGCCTGGTGACAACAACCCAGTCGAGCTCAAACTCCCTTTCATTTGGCACAACAACTACCTTCGTGTGAATAAAACGGACGACACCTACTCTAACGGCACCGGGATGGAGACGCCCGGATCAGTGGTGATTACTGACGTTGTAGGATTGGGCAAAGCTACTGACACCGCAAGCAATGCGTTAACTATTTCAGTGTGGTGCAGAGCTACCGATATCGACCTCAACACACCTACTACTAGCGTAGCAGCGAACGGTGGAGTGAGCTTATCAGGTCCTATAGCTGGCGTAGCCGCTTCGGAGACTCAACAAGCTTCTACTGGATTTGTGTCTACTTTGGCAACTGGGATGGCTAAGTACGCCCACGCTGCTGCTGTAATCCCAGGTGTTCGCCCCTACGCAAAGGCCACAGAAGTAGCTGCAACTTCGGTGTCGGCTATAGCGCAGCTTTTCGGATTTAGCAAGCCTACTGACGTCTCGTCGTGTCAACCCATGGCTGTCACCAACGCCAGAGGAATAGCACTCACGAACACCGCAGACACGAGTCAGAAGTTAGCGTTTGATGCAAATCAAGAGATTACCGTTGATTCCAGAGTCATCGGTAGCGACGGAAAAGACGAAATGTGCTTCGCTTCCATCAATCAACGCTGGTGGTGGTGTGGCAAAGCTCCGTGGACGCCTTCCTCATCCACTGGAAACTTAACTTCATACGGTTTCTTAGCGTCTTCACCAAACTTGCTGTACCGCTGTCTAGTATCTCCTACTATGTGGAGGAGGTTTCAGACCAATCACTCAGCGTCTAGACATGCATGGCAGCTCAATCCAGCTGGTTACCTAGCTAACACGTTCAATTTTTGGAGAGGATCAGTCACCTACAGAATTCAAGTGATAGCTAGCAAATTTCACACCGGACGTATTAAGATCCAGTTTGATCCTCACAGCGGCGACGAGAATGCAAGTGAAGTTGAAACTCGATACACGTGGATTCTAGATCTGTCTGAAGCCTCCGAGATTGACGTCACGATCCCATATACTGCTTTTCGCAGTTACTTGGATAGGCAGAACTTGGCAGAGTACGGCTTGCAGGACCCAGAATATTCCAATACTAGTGTGGCGACGACTAAAATAAATTTTAATGAAAACACGCACATGGGTTTTCTCTCTATTTCCATCGTCAACCATCTCGTATCACCTAACGGCATTGCAGGTAAGGTGAATTTGTCTATCTGGCAGAGGTGTGAGAATGACACTGAGTACCAAGTTCCTGCTACAGAATGGCATAACAACATCATCCGAGCCACTGGAGCGTCTGAAACGGAAGAAGAAGCTAAAGGCGACGAGCTCCTGAACACTTCAGCGCAAATCGTGGACATGTGGCCAACTTCTCCTTGTCCAGATCGCACCGCAGTATGGTTTGGAGAACGAGTGTTGAGTGTGCGCGCTTTGTTAAAACGCTACTCTTATTCCAACACTCTCACTTCTACTTCTACTTCCAATGGCGTTATACTGCATGCGTACACTGTTCCTCATTGGCC